AGGCGCCCGGCCGAATACAACCCGGAAGACGGTGCTGTATTCGAGGTCCATTTTGAGAAAACCCGGGACATGCACGGCCAGGACGTTGAGCCATTCGAGGCCAGGCTCCAGACCGATGCGCAAGGCAAGTCGGTCTGGACATTCTCCAGCGTCGAGGACTCGACCTTCAACCGCGTAGTGACCCTAGCCAACGATGGTCTGAGCCAGAAGGAAATTGCGCTGGAGCTGGGCGTAAACAAGTCCAACGTCAGCAGGCATATGCGTAAGGCAACCATTCTGAAACTGGTAGGCAAGGACGATCCTGATGCCGATTCCTAACCCGAGTTGCGCAGTTGCGTTACCTAGCCTTTTGAAAAACGCAACTGACGTTGCGGGCGCAACTGGCAACGCAACTGCCACCGAGCCAAACGCTCGTAAACCCGCGTCAATACAGGAGTTGCGCGTGCAACTCAGAGCGCAACTGGCGCGCAACCAGAGCACGCAACCCGCGAAAGCAAAGGAGACCGAGTTGCGCACCGAGTTGCGCACTATTGAGAGCGAAGCCGCAGTTGCACTGCCTGGGGATTCCACCGCCGAAACTGGTTCTGGGAGCGCAACTGGCAGCGCAACTGCGTTTTCGCAAAATTCTCAAAAAATACGCACTTCTGAGAGTGAAAACACCGTTGTTGAGCCGAGTTGCGTTTTCGAAAAGGATAGGGAACGCAACTCGCAACTTTCGCCTGAAGTGTTCCAGTTCAGCCCACCCGGCGACCGCGCCAACGACGCCGAGGCGGTTGCCGAACGGGCCGCGATCATGGCGGTGGAAAACGGTTGGAACGACGCCAGGGCGCTTCAGGAAGCTCGTTGGGCGGCAGACCGGGAGCGATGCTGGCGCGGGTTCCTGCTCAACGCGCAGCGCGTCCTGGATGCTCCAGCGCACCGGCGCGGGGTATTGCTTGCTCAGTACCAGCAAGAAGCGATCGGGCGATACGGTGAGGAGGCGGGAATGACTATGGCCGGCAGCCTTCGAGCCTGGGTGAAAGCGCGAGCGGTGCATTGATGAAATCCTACGACAAGACATTTAGCAGAGCTATGACCGGCGAAGCCTCCACCAACGATTCCTGCCAATTCGAGGAACTGCATCCATGCTGAACATACTCGCTACCGGAACGCTGGTATCCGATCCACGGCAGCGGATTACTGCGGCCGGTAAAGCCTTCGCTACCTGTCAAATGCGCGTGCCTGCGGAGGATTCCGAGGCGACACTGGTATCTGCCATCGCCTTCAATGTGGACGCCGTGGCGGCGATTCTGGCGCTCACGAAGGGCGATTCCTGCGCGATCGCCGGCCGCGCGAAGCTCACGTCATGGGAAAAGGGCGGAGAAAAACGGCTCGGTTTGAGCGTCGTCGCTGATCAGGTCTTGACGATCTACCAAATCGAGAAGCGGCGGAAGCGGGCAACGGCTGCCGAGGGAGTCCCCGCGTGAGGGCGGCCGGACTGACGCCCGCACACGGCTGCTGTTCGCAATACCGAACAGATTGACTGCATCGGCGCAACGTTGCATTAGAAGCGGAGATAAACCATGGTAACCAATCGACCGAAAGTACGAGCAAAGATACCAGCACAAACAGGCGCTCGGGCCGAGGGCGGTCTGACCCAGAAGCAGGAAGACTTCGTCCTAGCGTTTGTCGAGGGTCGGAGTGCAGCCGACGCTTACAGGCATGCCTACCGGGCGAAGAAGATGAGCGCAAAGACCATTCATGAGTGCGCTTCCCGCCTCTTGGCTGACCGCAAGATTGCCGCAAGGGTGGAATTGCTACGGGCGAAAGCAGCGGGGAAGGCCGGCTACACGCTTGAGCGGCACTTGGCGAGACTCAGTAGGCTCGGGGAAGCGGCCGAGGCAGCCGGGGAACATCTGGCGGCGCTAAAAGCCGAGGAATTAGTCGGCAAGGCGACCGGACACCAGCCCGTGGCTGGCCGGGTCAACGTGAACGTTGCGCTTCCTGGGCAGAGTGAGCCGGTATCCGAGACCTCGCGCTGGCTGAGTGAACTTACTGGCAGGGAACTGGCAGGGCCGCCGTGATCTTGCGCTTCGAGGAATATCCACCGCTAATTGCTGCGCTGGTCGAGATGTCGGAGGTTGAGCGCCGAGCGAAGTGCCGCAACCTGTGCCGGACAAATCTGTTTTTCCTTCTTCGTTACGGCTGCCGGCGTCAGGACCTTGATCATCCGTGGTTCTGGGCGCGCTGTAACGAAGTACAGATGTCATCCAATGGGCATCTGGACCTGTGGGCGCGGGAGCATGGAAAGAGTTCGATCATCACCTTCGGACTCACGGTCATGGACATCTTGGCGAGCCACGGCGATGAGCCGCTTGCTGAGTGGGAGGGTATCGAACCGACCTTCGGGATCTTCTCGCACACAAGGCCGATCGCCAAAGGGTTTCTGCGCCAGATCAAGCGCGAGTTCGAGGCGAACACATTGCTGCAAGAATGGTTTCCAGACGTGCTGTGGGCAAATCCCGGCAAGGAGTCGCCGAAGTGGTCTGAGGACGATGGAATAGTCGTTAAGCGCAAGGGAAATCCGAAGGAAAGCACGGTTGAGGCATGGGGCCTAGTCGACGGGCAGCCGACCGGGAAGCACTTCTTCGTACTGGTTTATGACGACGTGGTGACGCGCGAGAGCGTGACTACGCCGGACATGATCAAGAAGACCACCGAGGCGATGGAGCTTTCCTACAACCTCGGCATTGACGATGGGCTTCGGCGCGCTGCCGGTACGCGCTACCACTACAACGACACCTACCGCACCGTGGTTGACCGCGGGACGTTCGAGTTGCGGAAGCACCCGGGGACGGAGGATGGGACGATGGACGGGGAACCAGTCCTCTGGACGCGCGAGACTCTGATCGAGAAGCGCCGCGACATGGGGCCTTACACCTTTGCCTGCCAGATCCTGCTCGATCCGAAAGCCGATGACGCGCAAGGCTTTAGGCGGGAGTGGATCAAGCACTACAACACCGCGAAGAATGGCGCCGGGATGAATAGGTACATTCTCGTTGACCCGGCAAGTTCCAAGAAAGCGAACGCGGACTACACCGTGTTCTGGGTGATCGGCCTATCGACGGACGAGAACTATTACGCCCTGGACATCATCCGTGATCGGCTCTCACTCACTCAGCGGGCCGATCGATTGATGCAACTGCAGCAAAAATGGAAACCGATCGAGGTACGCTATGAGCGCTACGGACTCCAGGCGGACATCGAGCATATCCAGGATCGCATGGAACGTGAAAACCATCGGTTCAAGATCGTAGAGGTTGGCGGCCAAGTCTCGAAGATCGACCGCATCAAGCGCCTGGTGCCGCTATTCGAGCAAAGCCGCATCTGGCTTCCGCAAACCTGCCACGTTACGACCTACCAGGGCAACGTCGAGGACATGGTGAGCGCATTCATTGAGCAGGAGTACGTCGCGTTCCCTGTGGGCGCGCATGATGATATGTTGGATGCCCTTGCTCGGATTGCCGAACCTGAGATGCCGTTGAAATGGCCGGCGGGCAAGAATAAGTTCATCCCATTCGTAGCTGGTTATGAAGTCCTCGATCATGAGGTCGGGTTGTAGGACAGGCGCTACAGTTTGGATGTGGAATTAGGCTTTGAAGCTACCTATCAGTGGGTATCATCATCGTTAGGAGGAATCTATGGCAATTCTGGAAAATCAAATGGTGTTCTTGGTTGGCCATCGTGGGGGCGTTTCACACAAGCTAAGGAGTGTAGTGCTCGCCCTGTCCGTTGCACACAACGCAGACGAATTGGAGTCGGGGAAATCTGAATCTCTTACCTTGGCGATTCCCGCAGACCATGCCGAAAAGATGATATCGAGCATTCAGCAGTCGCTTGCTACCCTGCGCGGCTCCAACTAATGAGCGTTTGCGGCCGCGCCCCGCAGTAATCGCCCGCAACCAGACATCTTGCGACAGGCGCTCCACTGCTCTATCCGTAAGGCAGGGTGCAGCGCGTGTATGACCACAGAAAGCCACATTCGGCAGTGTTGAAGCCGACATTCTTGAAACAGTACGCGCGCGAGCGCAGCCGGCGTACAATCTGGATCAACTGGAGCGCCTCGTGAAACAAAGTCGTGTTCACTGCCGCATTGTCACAGAGTCCGTCTTGGAACAGATAGACGTTGTTTCCGACGGCCGCGCCCTCGACCACGCCACCACCCGCTGCCACATTGGGGAAAGTGTCGGCTTCCGTGTCCCGGATAAGCACCTGGGGCGGATTGGAAAACTGCGCAAGGCGTTCTTCAACTTCCTCCGCAGCCCCCCGCGGCAGAATAGTTGTCGCCTCGATAGAATGTGAACCTTGGGGGCGATAAGGAAGAAAGATGGCTCGATACGGACAAGCATTTAGAGACAGAGCGGTAGCGCGGTTGCTGCC